AGGATGTTGAAATCGCAGACCCCGCGTATTCCTATGTGGAAGCGTACCTGAAAACCAGAAAGGAGCTGCGGGACGATCAGCCCTTGTTCATGACCACACATGGGCAGCCCTGCAACAGGACACAGATTTACAAATGCCTGTCATTCAAGCAGAAGCAATTGGGCCTTGCCACTGGCCCCCACGCTCTGCGCCACACCTCCCTCTCCGCCCAGGAAAAGGAAGCGCCGCTCAGTGTGGTGCGCGATATCGCCAACCACAAGGACTTCCGTGTCACCAACCGCTACACTCACTCCACCCACGAAGAACGGCTTGCCGCCCTGAACGCGCTGCCGTGGAAGTAAGACGAAGGAGATGATTTTATGCCCCTGTTTCTCGCCAAGTACACAGACCGGAAGAAAAAAGAGAAAAAGTATCTGATCCTGGAAGAAAACGAACGGGCGGCGTTCGATCAAGCCTGTCCCATGCGAAGCTTCCTTGGGGATGATTGGGAATTGAGCGATCTTTTTCCCGTGGAAGACAACACAGAGGCGGAGGCGCTGCCCAAAATCCCCAAAGAATACGGGAAGCTGTATTATCCCACCAAATATTATTACAAAGTCATGATCGTGGAAGGTACAAGGCTGCTGAATATCCGGGACGATGGCAAATCCTCCAGTTATGGCGCGCTTCTTCGGAACCAGGACACCGGAGAAATGACTTATGCCTGCGCAAACGGGGAATTCTTCACGCACGAAGATATTCTGAAGCATAAACGCCTGTACTTTGACCATACGGCGTTCCCATGGAAGCCCGTTTTGTTTCCTTTTGCGGAAAAAGACACGGTGGATCTTTGTTACTATGTTACGAGCCGCTTCCTGCTCACTTATCCCATCCAGTTCTGGGGCCACAAGGCTTACGACCGGCAAATCGAATGGCTGGCCAGGCAGGAAGGGCTGCTATGATCACACACACATTTCCCCATCACAAAATCAGGAGGAAAAAATCTTCCTGATTTTTTTATTTTGCCTGAAAAATCCTTTGGATTCTGTTTCCATTATGGATGAGTAAGGAAAATTACTCATCCATGTTTCGATGATTAAGGAAGAAAAGGAGAAAAGGTACATGATTCAGTTACAGAAAGCAAAACGCAGTTAGGCGCGTATCAAATAGGCTTTGGGCGGTCCTTCCGGCAGCGGAAAAACGCTCAGTTCTCTTTTGATGGCGTATGGCCTGGTAAAAGGAGAGCATCCCGAGTGGCCGGATGATAAAATCTGGGAAAACATCTGCATCATTGATACGGAAAACGGTTCTGCCAGCCTGTATGCCAACAGTTCTGTAGGTCAGTATAAAACAGGCTCGTATTTCACCATTCCGATGGAACCGCCTTATACATTCGAGAGCTATGAAGCTGCGATTCATGCTGCGGAGGACGCCAATATCAAGGTAATCATCATCGACAGCCTGACGCACCTGTGGCAAGGCGAAGGCGGCGCTTTGGATATGCAGAGCAAGGTTGCTTCCGCCCGGTATCAGGGCAATAGCTACATGGCTTGGCGTGATATTACCCCCAAGCTGAATCATCTGATGGATGTGATCCTGCAAAGCCCCTGCCACATCATTGGCAATATCCGCGCCAAGACAGACTATGTGCAGGAGAAAAACGCGGCAGGAAAAACCGTTGTAAAAAATGTTGGTATGGGCCTGCAGATGAGAGACGGCGTGGAATTTGAATTCTCCACCGTGTTCATGTTGGATCAGGATCATATCGCAAACGCCACCAAGGATCGTACCGGCTTGTTTGACGGAAAGTATTTCACCATCACGCCCGAAACCGGCAAGGAAATCTATCGTTGGCTGGCTTCCAGCGACAGTGCCAGCGTTCCCGAAAAGAAAACTGCGCCCGCTCCTGTGAAAACGGAGCCTGAACCTGCGGAAACCACCGACGCCGTTACCGTGGAACAGGTGGACGCATTGATCAAGAGCCGCGTGGCTGGCGTCACCCCAGAAGAGAAGAAGCAAATCATTGCGGAGCTCAAGGAAATCGCTGGAACGGCAAACTATATGAAGATTACCGACCCCGGCGTCCTGAAAGCGATCTATGATCACTTCAACGGATAAAAGAAAGGAAAACAAGCATGAATAAAGTTATGATTATTGGCAGGTAGACCGGTGATCCAACCCAGGGTCAGGGCGCTACACCCTGCGCCAACTTTTCCGTCGCGTCCGACACGCGAGTCAAAGGAAAAGACGGCGAATTCATCACCAATTTTTACCGCTGCACCGCATGGCGCGGCCAGGGCGAAAACTGCATGAAATATCTCCATAAAGGAGATCGGGTTTCCATCATTGGTGATCTGGTGCTGCAGTCCTATGTGGACATCAAGGGCCAGGAGCGCTACAGCATGCAGGTAAGCATTACCGATATCGAATTTCTGAGCGCCAAACGCTCAAAAGACGAACCGCAGCAATCACAAGCATCACGAGCAAGTTCACAGCCAACGGCAGCGGCAGTCACCGATGATAACGAGGATGACCTGCCGTTCTAAATCATGAATTCACGGCCAGGTTGCACGCGCTTCGATTCGCAAACACGAATTGAAGGGAGACGCGCAACATGAAACTCACCTCTTATCAGGAAGAACAATTGATTCAGCAGTATGACAGGCTCCTGTGGAGCGTTGTGCATCGTTTCAAGCGCAGGAACCACGGAGGATATGACAACAAGGAAGATCTTCACAGCGAATGTACGCTTGTGTTTCTTCGCCATATCCGTTCCTGCGAAACGATGGATGAAGTGCGGAAAGTCCCCATCCGTGACATGATCAATGCCATGTGCCGTTTCGTACTGGAAGAACAGGCGCTTACCTATCCTCAGCGCACCACCAACTTTTCCCATGTAATAAAAAATGCGGCGCATAAAACAGACTATACCGCCGTTGACCGCGATGAGGATCGGCGCTCCGACCCCATGAACGACACGCTGGACGAGATCGCTTTCAGCAATTTTTACCATGGCTTATCGGCGGAAGATCGTATAATCGTGAAAATGAAGCTGGATGGAAGGCGAAATTGTGATGTCGCCCACGATCTTGGTGTCACGGATGTTATCATTACGCGGGCCTTGAAAAGACTGCGTAAAATTTACACGGCTCAGGCGGCGTAATGCAAAATAATATTTACATAAAAGAAGTTAAAGGAAGTAAATATGGATATCAGCGTAACGATGACAAAAGAAATGTACAGGATTTTGCTGAACGGACGAAAAGCCACGGAAGATCATCCTGGCGTGAACGGATGCGGAACACCTGAAAAGGTGGCGGAATACGTGGATGAGACGTTTGGCCTGTTGGGCCATGTTGTGGAGGTCGTAACACAGTGACTACGCAAGAATTTGAAATCGCGGCAAAGAACGCGGTCATCGGAATCATGAAACAGAACCATGGCGTCACGGTTGAGTTCAAGAACCTGCAGTTTGTGTGGTTCGCTCATGAATTGGGGTATAAAAAGTGTACGCTGTATGCCCGTGAGCTTGGGCACTATTACCCTGAAGTGACTTATAACCTGGAGAAAAACGAAATGTATGTGGATATCTATTTGAAGCAAAGCAACACATGCATTCCGGGAGATCGGATGGATTTTCATACCCGCAATTAAAGGAAAACGTTGACAGCAATATCTTTTGCAGCCATTTATGCAAAAACACGTTTTGAAAAGGAGAAATCAATATGAACTTTTATGATCAGCTTCAAAAGACCATCACCAACAGTGATTCCAATCGTTCTGTAACGGAAAACGGCGCTGTCGGATTCAAAACCACCGGCAGAAAGCTGCTGGATCTGAACTTTGCCGTGTCCTCTCTTCGCTCCAAGACCGACAGCGAAGTGGAGCGCATGTTTGCCGACGCTTTGGCGGACGATTTCAACACCGCCATCGTGTGGTTGTTCTTTGCCCGTGATGTGCGCGGCGGACTGGGCGAACGCCGTCTGTTCCGGGTGGCCATGAAGTATCTCGCCCGGGAATTTCCCGATACGGTGCGGAAGCTGCTGCCTCTGATCGCCGAATACGGGCGGTGGGACGATCTGCTGTGTCTGATGGGCTCCGACAAGGTAAAGAACGATGTGATTTCCATCGTGAAGGCGCAGCTCACCAGCGATATGGCGAGCATGAAAGCTGGAAAGAGCGTTTCCCTGCTCGCCAAGTGGATGTATTCGCTCAACACCTCCAGCGAAAACACCCGCAAGAAAGCGGAAATTTTTAGACGTGCCTTGGGCGTCACTCCCCGCCAGTACCGCCTGATGCTGTCCAACCTGCGCCGCTACATTGATGTGACAGAACGGAAGATGAGCGCCAACCAGTGGGAGCAGATCAAGTATGAGGCTGTTCCCTCCCGCGCCAATTTGAATTATAACTCCGCGTTCCTCCGGCACGACGAGGCTCGCCGCCGTGCGTTCCTGGGCAAAGTGGAAAATGGAGAAGCCAAGATCAACGCTTCCGTGCTCTTCCCCCACGACATCGTGCATAAGTACAAGCAAGGGTCCTATGGTCTTACATTTGCAAACACCTCCGATCAGGCGCTGGAAGCCATGTGGAAAGCGCTGCCCAATACGGTCAAGGATGGGGAGGGCACCATCGTGGTGGCCGACGGTTCCGGCAGCATGTCTTCTCATGTGGGAAATACGGATGTTTCCGCCTGGGAAGTTGCGCATGCCCTGGCCATCTACTTTGCGGAACGGTTGCCCGGAGCGTACAAGGATCAGTACATCACCTTCTCCGAGCATCCCCAGTTGGTAAGGCTGGGCGGCAGCGGCACCTTGCTTGGCAAGATCAAGACCGCCCGTTCTCACAGCGAAGTGGCGAACACCAATATCGAAGCGGTGTTCGAGCTGATTCTGGCAACCGCCGTTCAAAACGGCCTGCGTCAGAGCGAATTGCCCAAGAATATCCTGATCATCAGCGACATGGAGTTCGACGCCTGCGCAACTACGAATAATGGCTGCAGCCGCTGGGACACTGTTCGCCCCACCAAGACGCTGTTCAATGCTATCGCCCGCCGCTATCACGCTCACGGGTATCAGCTTCCCCGACTGGTGTTCTGGAATGTGAACAGCCGCACCGGTACTATTCCCGTCAAGGAAAATGACCTGGGGGTGGCGTTGGTGTCCGGTTTCAGCCCCAACGTGGCGAAGATGGTGATGTCCGGCAAGCTGGATCCCATGGACGCGCTGCTGGAAACGCTGAACGCGCCTCGGTATAACCCCGTGCGGGAAGCCCTGCGGTAAAAGATGTTTTTACGGCGGAGAAGCGGAAATGCAGCCGCTCTCCGCTCTTTTTATAGAAGAAAAAAGAGAAGGAGAAAACATGAGCAGACAATTAAAAGCCCGTCCGCTTTCCAAGGCGAAAATTCATAGTATCTTATCACAAAATCTCAGCGAGAAAATTTCCCCTTCCAATCCCTCGCCTGTGATCATGAAGCCCGCCGCTCCTAAGTTCATTACCTTGAAAAGACAGGAAGAATTTGATTCTCTGCAGCCGGAAGAGAATCTGAAAACGTTTTTGACCTTCGCCCGGAATGTGATTGCCCGCTATGAGGACGATCAACGGCTGCAAACGGATCTGGAAACGGAAACGCAGGATCTTCTGCATCTGATTGAGCTCTCCCCTAACATGAACGCCTGTGAGTACACCAAGAAGTGCATTCAGCTGCGGGATGTGCGCCGTCAGCGCCGCGCCTGCAAGAATGAAATTGATTTACTCAAGCCTCTCTATGATTATCTGTCAGATAAGACGCTGATCAATCAGCTTTCGCAGCTTCAGGGCAAATGCAAGACCTCTAAAGAAGTGATCAGCCAGCGGCAGTATACTTTACGAACGGACGTGATGGAATGAGCGAGGAAATCCGCTCCGCCGTCATCAAATTGGCGGATGAACACCTTTCCCCTTACGAAATCAAGCGCAAGCCCCACGGCGACGAGCTGATCCCGGAATTTTGCCCCTTCTGCATGGGCGGAAGCCACGGACAGGACAAAAAAACCTTCGCGGTCTCGCTGGATCGCGGCGTTTATGTGTGTAAACGCGGTTCCTGCGGAAAACGCGGCACTTTGCAGATGCTGGCGGAGTTTTTTCATGAAACTGTGCAAGTGAGCGGCCAAAAAGCTGACCGTTCCAGCGCCGGAAGCCGGAATTTTGTGCTTCCCAGCGTAAAAATGCTGCCACCCACGGAAAAAATCTATCAATACTTTGAAACGAGGAAAATTTCCCGGAAAACGGTGGACTTTTTTAAGCTTGGCTCTGATGAAAAGGGAAATATCGTGTTCCCTTTTTATGTAAACGGCGAAAATGTGTTCGTTAAGTTCCGCAAGCCGGAAAAACACCGCCCGGAAGATAAATCTCCCAAGGAATGGCGCGAACCAGGCACAAAACCCGTGCTCTTTGGCATGGATATGTGCGTTTTCAGCCGCCCGTTGGTCATTACAGAAGGTCAATGCGACGCTATGGCGCTCTACGAAGCGGGAATTGACAATGTGGTGTCGGTTCCTTCGGGGTGCGAAGACTTTTCCTGGATCGAAAACTGCTACGACTGGCTGGAGAAGTTCAAAACCATCATCCTCTTTGGCGATAACGACGAGCCGGGACAGAAAATGGTGAAAACCCTGTGCAAAAGGCTGGATGAAAGCCGCTGCCGAATCGTGGAGGATTATCCAGAGTACAGTCCGGGGAAGTTTTGCAAGGATGCCAACGAAATTCTTGCCCGCTGCGGTGAATTTACGCTCATTGACATGGTGGAAAACGCCAAAGAGATTCCCGTTCGCGGGCTGTTGGACCTCGCTTCCGTCGCGCCCGAGGATCCCACGCTGGTGCCACGCATTAAAACCAATATTCCCAAGCTGGACGCGCTGACGGGCGGCCTTCACGAGGGCGGCGTTACGGTGATCATGGGTCAGGCGGGGTCTGGCAAGAGCTGCCTGAGCAATATGATCATGCTCAATGCCGTGGAACAAGGGCATACCGTGGCTTTGTATACCGGCGAGTTCAACGCGCCCCGCGCTCAATATTGGATCAATCTTCAGGCGGCTGGCAGCGATTATCTCACCACCAAATTTGATCCCATCAAAGGAAAAATGGTTCCTGTGCTCCCTTATGCGGTTCAGGAAAGGATTATGAACTGGTACAGAGGAAAACTGCTGGTGTTTGATAACGAAGAGATGTTCGATATCGACCAGGCAGACGCCGTGCTCAATGTGTTTACTGGCGCTGTGCGGCGCTATGGGGTGAGCCTGATCGTGATCGACAACCTGATGACCCTGACATCCGATAAGGAAGATGAAACTACAGCCCAGCGCATCTTTGCCAATAAGGCCAAGCGTTTTGCCAACCGTTATGGCGTGGCGATTCTGCTGGTAGCCCACGCCCGCAAAACAAAGGCGGGTGAAAAGCTTCGGGCGGATGATCTTTCCGGCGCTTCCGCCACGAATAATCTGGCAGAGACTACCATGTCTGTGGAGCCTGGGCATATCACGATCCTCAAGAATCGGGACGAAGGAGTGAAGCAGGTAATTGATTTCTGCTACTGCCCGGATTCCAAACGGATTTATCAGGCGGATGCCGGGGATCAAATGCAACTTTCCTGGGATAAGTCCGGCATTGCCCCGCCCGCTCACCTGGCCTGTTCCCTGCCGGAATATCAGGTGGTTCCACCGCCACCGTCTCAGCCTTTTTAATATTTGCTTCGCTTTGAAAAAGCGCTCGTCTTTTGTTTCCATTATCTGTGGAAACCCAATAAACGATAAGGAGTTTTAAAACAATGGAATTTATGTATGACTGGGAAGATCGTTCCAATAATTCTTGGAGCAAAATCTTTGGTTTCAACGCAAGTCCTGTCTATCAGAAAATCATCCAGAAGCCGGATGAAATTGAAATCAAGGTAAGTATGCCCTACGTTCTCCCCCGTGTTGAACAGGTGATTTTCAATGAAGAATCCGCCACCACCGTGATCATCTGGGCGGACGGCAAAAAGACCATCGTCCATTGTGGCGAGGGTGAAACCTTTGACCGCTACACTGGTTTCATGGCCGCTGTGTGCAAGCGTCTGTTTGGCGGCACCACGACAGCAAAGAAGCTGATGAACTCTCTGGACAAACAGTATCAGGCCAAGCTCAAAGCCGAAGCAGAAGCGAAGGAGAAAGCCAAGCGGATGGCCGAGCAGGAAGAAGCCCGGAAGAAGGCCGAAGCCCGCCATGCCAAGGAAAATGATATGCTGCTGGAAGCAATGGTGGAGCATTACCTGCTGGAAGCGGAAGCCAAGCAGCGTGCCGCTGAGATCCTGGCTGCCCGCGATACCTCCGCGCTGACCGTTCCTTTTGAGGCTGCCGCCGAAGCAGAAGGAGAAAAAAATGAAAACTAAGTTTCTGATTGTCGTAGACATGCAGAATGATTTTGTCACCGGTTCCCTGGGCTCTCAAGAAGCCCAGGGGATCGTTTCCAATGTGGTAAAGCGGATTGAAAATGCCAGAGAAAACGGCTGGTCTATCTACGCCACGCAGGATACCCATTACGACGATTACCTTGAAACGCAGGAAGGAAAGAAGCTTCCCGTCCCGCATTGCGTGATCGGAACGGAGGGCTGGGAGCTGGCTCCCGCTGTAGCGGATTGCCTGGAAAAGGAGCCCTTCATGTGCTATGAAAAGAATACGTTTGGCAGCGTGAATCTGGCCGAGGATCTTGCCGAGATCATTCACACCGGAGATTTTGACGAGCCTGAATGCGAGATCGAATTGATCGGCCTGTGCACGGATATCTGCGTGGTGTCCAACGCTTTGCTTTTGAAAGCCTATCTGCCTGAAGCAAACATTTCCGTCAATGCTTCCTGCTGTGCTGGGGTCACACTGGAAAAGCACAAGGCCGCACTGGAAGTAATGAGGTCCTGCCACATTAAAGTAATTGAAGGAGAAGAATAATGTACGATTTTGACCCCGTGGAAACTCGTGATATGTTGGTGGCGGGCATCCACCGTATTGCCCGTCAAGGCGGATTTAACAAAGTAGTTATCGGTATTTCTGGCGGAAAGGATTCTACTGTGGCTGCTGCTCTGTGCGTTCGCGCTCTTGGCAAACAAAATGTGTATGGGGTGCTGTTGCCGGATGGTGTACAAGATGACATTGATGACAGCTATAAAGTTTGTGAAACTCTTGGCATTCCTTACACAATCATCAATATTGATGAAATGCATGACTCCTTAAAAAATGGAATCATTCTTTCTCTTGACCACAATCACAATATGTCGATTCCATTTTCCGAAGAAGCTGACATCAACGTGGCTCCCCGCCTTCGTATGACGGTGCTTCGATATATCACGCAAGCATTGGGCGCTCGATTAGCCGGCACTGGAAATCTTTCCGAAATGACCGTCGGGTATTGCACAAAAGACGGCGATACCTCCTGCGATTTCTCTGTATTGGGCGGATTAACCAGCATTGAAGTTGTTCAGGTTGGCTTGACCATGCCTGAGATTCCCCGTGAATTGGTGCTCAAAACGCCCTCCGACGGTTTGTCTGGTATGAGTGATGAAGAAAAGCTGGGTGTTTCCTACGAGGATATTCATAAGTATATTCGCGGCCTCAAAGGCGTTCCTGAAGATGTGAAGGAAAAGATTTGCAAGCTTCAGGATAGAAGTTCGCACAAGCGCCGTTGGCCTCCTATTGCTTCTTATACGGTTCACGGGAATAATCTTTGGGAGCCATTTTAAGGAGGCCGTATGAAAAAAGTTTTGGCGTATTGCGGCGCGTTTAATCCGCCAACAAATGCCCATGTCAATCTTGCGGAATTGGCTTTGAAAGAAACGGGACGGGAACAGGTGGTTTTCGTCCCATCTAAAGCTGAATATATTGTGGATGAACAAAAAAAAGAGTATGCGTATGAAGATGCTTTGCGGCTGAATATGCTGGAAGACTTGGCGCTTACTCGCCCATGGATGCATATATGCCGTCATGATATGGAAGGCGAAACACAGCCTCGCACTTACGAAACTTTGTGTTGGCTGAAAGAGCAGGGATATGATCCCGCTTTGCTGATTGGTTCGGATGTGCTTGAAAGCATGGAAAGAGAATGGAAGAACGCTGATAAGATCGCGCAGGAGTTTGGCATTGTTTGCCTGACAAGAAGTACCCTTCAGTTACCAGATGCCTATCAAGATGACGCTTTTCTTGCTCCGCTGCTTCCGCGCATCACTTTTGTCCATTCGCCGGAAGAATATTTGTTGAAGTCATCCACTGGTGCACGCTACCAATATGATCAATCCATTCGCTATTGGGAAGGGCTTTGCGATATTGTTCCGCCAGAAGTGGCTGCTTATTTGCTAAAAGATTTTGTGGATATTTTATTAGGAGGTTCTCATGAAGCTTGAGCCTATTATTATTTCTTTGCTGGATACTGACCTATATAAATTTAACATGAATCAGGTCATGTTTCATCACCACACGGATTTGTGCGGTACTTATGTATTTAAATGCCGAAACAAGGGCGTTCGATTTACACCTGAAATGCTGGATGAGATCAATACACAGATCGATCATTTGTGCACGCTGACATTCCAGGAAGATGAATTGAATTATCTACGTTCCATCCGTTTTATCAAGCCTGATTATGTTGAGTTTTTGCGCCTGTGGCGTCCCATCCGTGATTATGTGTTTACCGCTTTGAAGGAGGATACGGGCGAACTGATTGTTCAAGTGAAAGGTCCGCTGTTCTCCGCCATGCAGTTTGAAATCTATCTATTGGAAATCATTAACGAGGTTTATTTTGCTTTCCAATACAAGGATTATTATGTTGGCATGACAATGGAAGCTGTCAATCGGTTGGATAAAAAGATCGGCGGTTTCATTACCGGACAATACACTTTTAAATTTGCCGAATTTGGATGCCGCCGCCGTTGGAACCGAAACTGGGAAGACCGTGTGGTGGAACGCTTTGCCACAGAAACAAATAACATGGTTGGCACCAGCAACGTGTACCTTGCCAAGAAATATGGACTTACGCCTATTGGCACTTACGCCCATGAATATGTTCAAATGTATCAGGGTATTGACAAAATTCCTTTGGCATATACCAATTACTATGCGCTAAAGGATTGGTACAATGAATACAAGGGCGATAACGGCACCGCGCTGACCGATACTATCACCACCGATTTGTTCCTATTGGATTTTGACCGTTCTATGTGCAACAACTTTACCGGCGTTCGTCATGACAGCGGCGATCCCTATGTATGGGGAGAAAAGATCATTGCCCATTATCAGAAGTACGGCATCGACCCCAAGACCAAGACGCTGTTATTCTCCGACTCTCTGAATTTCGATAAAGCCCAGGCTTTGTACGATCATTTCAAAGACAGGGCGCGGGTATCCTTTGGTATCGGCACGTTTGTTTCCAATGATACCGGTGTTGAGCCGCTGAATATTGTGATCAAGCTGCAGGAGGTCAATGGAAAACCTGTTGCTAAGCTGAGTGATTCCTTGGGCAAAACCATGTGTCAAGACGAAGAATATGTAAAGTATCTTCGCAGCGCGGTGCAATTCAGATTAGATAGAGAAGGAGCTGGCTATGGAACCTAAATGGCTGTATCGTTTAGAGAGCACCGATCCGTCCATGGGGCTTTGGTATAACGCTAACGGCGAATATGTGTGGACGATTGGTACACTGCCGGATTGCCAAACCAGAGATCTTCCCATGGGCTATGATGAACGGTATCGGAAGGACGGGCGTTCCTGGAATTCTTCCTGCTCCAACCCGGAGGACTTGGCGCATTGGTTCTCCTTGGATGATGCGCTGACGTTGATGAAAAAGGGTTTCCGGTTTATGAGGTATTTGGCAACGGAATATACGGAATATCCTTTGGAAACTGTGTTTATTAAAGATACCTGCCTTGCCAGTGAACCTGTAGACCCGCGTACATTATACAAGGAGATATAAAATGTGCACGATTCCTGCCAATTTTAAATGGAGCTTTTCAAAATAGGAAAGCTATTCTCACTGTCCCATGATGTTCAAGCTGCATTATTTGGACGGGATCAAGGGAGATAACAATGCTTTTGCGCTGTACGGTTCGCTGTGCCATTCCCTCCTGGAGGATTATGAGAAAGGCAATATCCCCTCCTTTGCTTTGGCTGAGGAATATGAATCCCGCTATGATGGCAGCATTACTGCTCCGTGGCCGCCATTTCCCAAAGGCATGGCGCAAAAGTATTACGAGCAAGGGCTTCAGTATTTTGAATCCTTTGATGGGTTCGGCGATCAATATGAAATCATTTCCGTAGAAGAAAAGTTTGAGCTGAACATTGAAGGATATCCTTTGGTTGGGCTGGCCGACCTGGTGCTCAGGGACAAAGAAACGGGTGAGATCACCGTCATCGATCATAAGTCCAAGTCCTCCTCCACCATGCAGAAGGATCTTCCCACTTACCGAAGGCAGCTTTATATCTATGCCGCTTACGTGAAAGAAAAGTTCGGCGTGTACCCCAAGTATTTGAAATTCAATTTGTTCCGGGAGAACGAATGGGTCACAGAAGAATTTGACCTGAACATGCTCAACGAAACGATGAAGTGGGTGGTGGAAACGATTGAAAACATTTTGTTTGAAACGGATTGGAAGGTGTCGTGCTCGTCCTACTTCTGCCGCTTTGTCTGTTCAGTTTTCGATCATTGTCCCGCCAAGGAAGCGGTGCTGAATCCTCCGCCGAAAGAAAAGAAAGAGAAAAAGAATGAATAAAATAAAACAAGAACTCGAAGAAATCAGAGATTATTTTCTTCCTATCATGCAGTCCTCCGGTAAGGCAAAAGAACCGTTCATCATCGATTGCGTAAGCCATCGTCTCCCCCATCTTGCGCTGTATTTTCTTCTGAATCCTTCTTATGTCACGCATGTCGGGCCCAAGTCCTTTGAGAAAAAAAAAGACATCGAGCCGAATAAGTTTTATGAGTCGATCTTTGATATCATCGATGACTTAAAATCTGTTCCCGCTGTGAATGACCAAATGATCGCCAATATTCACAATGCGTTCTGGGATCTCGGAGATATTAAACTATTTGCTTATCAGTTTATCTGCAAAGATATTTCCCTCGGCATCACGGCAAAGACAGTCAATAAAGTGATGGATGTGGAAGTGATTCCTGAATTCCGGTGCATGCTTGCCAATAAATACTTCGAGCATCCAGAGAAGGTGGAAGGAAAGCATTTCTATTTGACGGAAAAACTGGACGGTATTCGATGCATTGCCAAAGTGACACCCGAAGAAGTGAAATTATTTTCCCGACAAGGCCAGCCGATTGAAGGTTTATTGGATATCGAAGCCGAGCTGTTGGAAACAGCTTACCGTCTGGATAAATCCTTTGCTGTGGACGGCGAACTGCTGATAATTGACCGTGACAAGATCCCGTCCAAGGAACAGTATAAACGCACCACCATGATCGTGCGGAAGGATGGCGTGAAGCAGGGCGTTGCTTATAACGTTTTTGACATCCTGGATCTGGACGCTTTCGAGAACCGCCATTGCGAGATGCCGTATTATCAGCGCCGCCAAAGATTGGAAACCTATTTCCTTGACAAGACTTATGTAAAGGTTCTTCCTGTTTTGTACCACGGCAAAGATACTTCCAAGATCATGGAGCATTTGAATATCCAGCGCAAACTGGAGCACGAAGGTGTTATGATCAATCTGGCGGATGAGTATTATCAGTTCAGCCGCACCAACGCCTTGCTCAAAGTAAAGGTGATGCAGGACTGCGACCTTGAAATCACGGGCGTACAGGAAGGACAAGGCAAATTTGCCGGGACGCTTGGCGCATTGATCGTTGATTACAAGGGTACTCCCGTAGGCGTAGGCTCCGGCATCAGCGATGAGATTCGCCGTATGATTTGGGCCGACCCTGACCAATACATTGGCCGCGTTGCTACCATTCAATACTTTGAAGAAACTAACGACGCGGATGGAAAACCATCCATTCGTTTCCCCGTGTTCAAAGAACTGCGGGAAGAAGGAAAGGAAGTAAGCTATGAGTGATTCGGAAAAGAAATACTACATTGATGGGCCGGTAACCATCGAGCTCATAAAGTCTACACCCCAGAAAGCGTTTTCCAATCCATATTACACCGTCGAGCCTATCATGAAACGTGTTACGAGGGCTGAGTTTGAAGCGTGGATTAAAGCGTATCCTCGTGACCTTGATGTTGATGTATATGGCGCGTGTGATCCACCCGCAGTTTCATATAACGACTTTTCTCTGGCGGATCGTTGGCCTCACAGCATTGTTGCAAGAACGTATGCCTACGATGAAAAGCCGGGAAGCTATTATTATTTCCCCGAAGAACAGCGCCATTATTACGTGATGGTGAACTACGAAGAAGTATTCGCCAGCAAGACAGGATATATGGCTGATCATTCGGGAGGCGATCCATTTATTGTTGGAACGTTGACAATCAGTGTTCCGAGCAATGAGAAAGGCGAGATTGTTGCAGAGTTTCATGATGTGAAGACTTGTACATTTGACGTGTTTGCGAATTCGCAGGCTGATGGAGGTGAACGAGATGCCTGATTCTCTCGGCGACCGTATGAAGGGCTACGAAAATGTATCCCGTATTTATTTGCCGCGCCGCCTGCCCGTTATCATCCGGGTGGACGGCAGGGCATTTCATACTTTTACAAAGGGCTTTCAAAGGCCGTTTGATGAGGTGCTTGCCCAAGCAATGCGTGAAACCGCAATCGCGCTGTGCAAGGAAATCAGCGGCGCGAAGCTGGCGTACACGCAAAGCGATGAGATTTCTATTCTGGTAACCAATAACGACACGTTAGAAACTCAGCCTTGGTTTAATAATAACTTACAAAAATTAGTTTCTTTATCTGCGTCTACTGCGACATTGGCTTTTGACAAGGCGTTTTATTGGGCCACAGTAACGTATAAGGGTGACGGACAAATGTTTCAAGTTTATGCAAAGGCATCCAAAACCGCCACATTTGATTCCCGTGCATTTGTTTTGCCTCCAGACGAAGTTACCAATTATTTTATCTGGCGGCAGCAGGACGCTGTCCGTAATTCTATCCAGATGGTTGCACAAAGCCTATATTCTCACAAGGAACTGCAAAACAAAAACTGCGATGACCTTCAGGAAATGATATTCCAAAAAGGCATCAACTGGAATCATTATGAGCCCTGGAAAAAGCGTGGCATTTGTGTAAGAAAAAACGATATGGCGCTCATTGCGGGTGGTAAAGAAATATTACGTGGCACTTGGGAGCCGGATTTCAACACACCTGTTTTTACCCAGGATCGTAACTATATCAACAACTTACTTCCAAAAGGAGATTAACGAATGACGCTTGATGAAATCAAAACTTAGGTCGCTTCACCGACCTACGACTTCCTGCGTACCGATCCCCATTTGCAGGGCCGCATGGCGATGCTGTGTCTTGGCGGTTCTCATGCCTATGGCACGAATACCGAAACGAGTGATCTGGATCTTCGGGGCTGCGCCTTGAACCGTCCTGAAGAACTGCTTGGCCTTTCCCATTTTGAACAAGTTCGCAACGACGAGCTGGACGTATGTATCTATTCCTTCAATAAAATGGTGCCGCTCCTGTATGGCTGCAACCCTAACATCATTGAGATCCTGGGCTGTAAACCGGAGCACTATTTGTTCCTGTCGGATGTTGGGAAAGAGTTGATCAGCAACCGTCATATGTTCCTGTCTCAGCGGGCATCGTATACGTTTGGGGGCTATGCCTTTTCCCAGCTTCGCCGCCTGGAGAACGCTATTGCGCGGGACAAACTGCCGCAAGCGCAAAAGGAAGGCCACATCTGCAACAGTATCGAAAAGGTGATCCGTAACTTCAACACGGAAAGCCGCGCCAAACCCGTTTCCTATATGCTTTTCCTGGCCGATGCCGTACACGATGATCTTGAAAAGGAAACGTTCATCACCACCACATTGGATATGTATCCTGTTCGTGATCTCAAGGCTTTTGTGAATGACATCAACAATGTGATTAGGGATTATGAAAACGATTTGCACGGGCGCAACAAAAAGAAGGATGACCTCCATCTGAACAAGCACGCCATGCACCTTGTCCGATTGTATCTGATGGCGATTGATATCCTGGAAAAGGAAGAGATCATCACGTACCGCGAAGCTGACCACGATCTGCTGATGGATATCCGGCATGGGAAATATCAGCTTGAAGACGGCACGTTCGATTCTGCTTTCTTCGATATGGTCAACGACTTATCCAAGAAAATGGATTACGCAAAGGCCAATACCTCCCTTCCCCGTTCGCCCGATATGAGACGCATTGAGGAATTTATGATTGAGGTCAATAAAAAATCAATTGTTTAAGGAGAGCTTGAATGAACTATACAGGCTATAAAACTGTTCGGTAGGACGATTCTTTGATTCCGACCCTCTACACAGAGAAGGATAAAAACTGGTTTGACTTATTGGAAAATCAATATCTTTTGATTGTGGATGAAAATGGTGCGCCGGTTGACCGCTATAAGTGGCAGGATGGAAAGCATAAGGCGGTATATAAAAAGCCCGTTGAATCCATGGCGATGGACAAGGTGAAGCCAAAAAACCCGGAGCAGGCATTTGCCCTGGATATGTTGCTTGATCCAACGATCACCGTGAAGGTTATGACTGGATCATTTGGTTCTGGCAAAACTATGCTGGCCTGCTGCGCCGCTTTCCAAATGATGCAGGCAACGCTGTATGATAAAATCGTTTGGATCAGAAACAACATCGAGGTAAAGGACACCAACTCCATCGGCGCTTTGCCCGGAACATATGCCGATAAAATGTCGGTTTGGGCCATGCCCCTGGCGGATCACCTGGGCGGCGTAGAGGAACTGAACAAACAAATCATGTTCGGCAAGGTCGAGGTGGAGCACCTGGGTTTTCTTCGCGGACGCGATATCAAGAACAGCATTATCATTTGTTCGGAAGCCGAGCATTTGACCCGCGAGCATGTGCAGCTTCTGCTTGGCCGTGTGGCGGAAGGGTCTGTGCTGATTCTTGAGGGAGACTGGAAGCAGATCGATAAAAAGGCATTTGAAAAGGACAACGGCCTGCACGCCGCCATTGACTGCCTG